AAAGCGTATCGAAATGCTTGAAAATATGGTAAAAGAGTTACAATTGGATAAACCCAGAATGGGACGCCCTCCAAAGGACAAGCATGGCACAGAACGAGTTAATGTCGATAATCCAAGCAGAGATTGACGATGCAATTGGATTTATTGAAAGCGAAACTGTTGAGCAACGCAAACAGGCTCTGGAGGCTTATCTACGACAGCCCTATGGTAACGAAGTTGAGGGTAAATCTCAAATCGTTACTGGAGAAGTAGCAGAAGCAATTGATGGTGCGTTACCTAGCTTAGTTCGTATCTTTACAGGCTCAGACAATATCGTAGTCTTTGAGCCACAAGGCCCGAAAGATGAAGCCTCAGCAAAACAGGCCACAGACTACTGCAACTGGGTATTCAATCGTGATAACGCTGGTGTAGCCATTCTGCATGATTGGTTCAAAGATGCCTTGATGCAGAAGAACGGCATCGTTAAGGCTTATTGGGAAGATAAAGAAGACATTACTAAAGAGCGTTACTTTGACTTGTCTGATGACGAGTTAGCAATGCTGATGAGTGATGAGACTATGGAAATTGTCGAGCAAGATACGACAGAGTTTCCAATTATTGACCCAATGGGTCAGCCAGTTATAGACCCTATGGGTATGCCTGTAATGGGTGCTACACACAATGTTGTGGTGCAACAAAAGAAAAAGTCAGGCAAGGTAACGATTGAGAACGTACCCCCAGAGGAGTTCCTGATTAGCAAGAAGGCTAGAACCATTGCTGATTCACCTTTCGTAGCCCATCGTCAGATGTTAACTCGTAGTGATTTGTATGCTATGGGTTTTAATAAAAAGCAAGTTGAAGGCTTGCAGATGGGTGATGCTTTGGCATACACACCAGAACGTGTGGCTCGTTATGCAGCAGGTGAGCAACCTTACCAAACACAGACAGATGACCCATCAATGCAAGAGATTGAGGTCTTTGAGTGTTATGTCAAAACTGATATGAATGGCAAGGGCATTGCTGCGCTGACTCAAGTCTTTTATGCTTCTAATGAGATTCTGCAAGATGAGGATGGTAAGGAAATGGTTGAGGAAGTGGACTATGTTCCTTTCCACTCAATCTGTCCTATCCCAATTCCGCACAAGTTCTTTGGTAACTCATTAGCTGACAGAACAGTTGACCTACAGTTAATCAAGACCACTATCACTCGTCAGATGTTGGATAACTTATATCTGACAAACAATGCTCGTGTGGTTGCGGTTGAAGGTCAAGTAAACCTAGATGACTTGCTTACATCTACTGCTGGTGGTGTTATTCGTGCTAAGTCACAAGGTGCTGTTCAACAGTTGGTTGTTCAGAACGTGGCTAATCAGGCTTTCCCGATGCTTCAGTATCTGGACACAGTACAGTCTAAGCGTACAGGTGTATCTGATGCTTCACAAGGTTTAGACCCTGCTATCTTGCAGAACGTGACTGCTGCTGCGGTTGCTTCTATGCAACAAGCTGGCGCAGGTAAGATTGAACTGATGGCTCGAATCTTTGCTGAGACAGGCGTTAAGTCTTTGTTCCAAGGCATCTTGCACTTGTTGTGTAAGTATCAGGACAAGGCTCGTATGGTTCGTATGCGTGGTGAGTTTGTAGAGTTTGACCCTAGAACATGGGCTAACCAATACGATGTTTCTATCAACGTGGGTCTGGGTGCTGGTAACCGACAAGAGCAGATGGCTATGTTGTCTATGGTTCTTGCTAAACAAGAGCAGTTGATTGCTCAGTACGGCCCTGCTAATCCTTACGTTTCCCCTGCTCAGTATCGTGGCACATTGGGACGCATGGTTGAGATTGCTGGCTTTAAAGATAGTGCTGAGTTCTACAAAGCGATTACCCCAGAGCAAGACCAGATGCTCTCTAATCCTCCTCCACAAGAGCAGCAGATGCCTCCAGAAGTTCAAGCAATTATGGCTAGAACACAGGCTGAGATACAAGCTAACCAAGCCAAGGCACAAGCTGACATTCAGTTGAAGCAACAGCAACAACAGATTGACATGGAGATGGCGCAACAAAAGGCTGTTCTTGAAATGCAGATGATGCGTGAGAAGGAAGCTGCTAAGTTGCAATTAGAGCGTGAGAAACAACAGGCTTACTTTGCTATGAAGCAACAAGAGTTTGAAGCAGAAGCCCAATTGAAAGCAATGAAGATTGGTGCTGGCATTACATCCAACGTAGAGATTAGAGGTTAATCATGGCTTATACACAGGAACAAATTAACGCTGCTCTTGTAGCTGAATTAGCTGCTAGACCAAACACCCCACAAGCTGACTTGGCTGCTTATGCCAAAGCTACTTATGGACTTACAGACGCACAAATTGCTAATGCTTACTCTGCTTTAAATCAAACTACACAACCTTTAAATCAATTAGGTGTGGCTTATACAGCACCAGAAGCTGCTGCTTATAACGCTTATCGTTCTGGCGACATTGCTGCTGTTAATCGTGCTGTTCAAGAGGGAAGGCTAACTGCTGCTCAAGCTAAGGCAAACTTTGGTTTGACTGATGCTGAAATAGCATACATGGCTAATACCGCAGGTGTTAAGTTTTATCCTCCTACATCTGTAACTAATAGATATGCTGCTGGCTCAGTAGTCAATGCAGATGGCTCTGTAAAAGTTGGCGATAAAACATATACACCAGCAGAGGCAGCGTTATATAACGCTTACCTTGATGGCAACATGGCTGAGTTTAATCGTCTAACAGCATTAAACAAGTTCACATTGCCAGATATGAAAGCCAAGTTTGGTTTGACTGATGCTGACATGGCTTGGATAACTAATAACGCTGGTGGTCAGTTTTATTCTCCTACAGGAAATAAAGTAACTAAAACAAATGTTACAGACGTAATCAATACCATTGGTGGTGTTACTCCTCCAACCCAAACAGCACCAGTTGGTCAATTCCGTGAGTTGTTCCCATCGTTTGCAGAATCTAAGCGTTTAGCAGGTCAGATGGTTGCTAATCGTCCGACTACGGAAAGCATTATTAGTATGATTAACTCTAATGCTGCTAGACCTACTACTGTCGGTGGTGTAAATTATTCAGCACCAGAGGCTGCTTTATTTAATGCTTATCGTTCTGGAAATATGCCTGAGTTCAACAGACTAACTCAAGCTAATCAACTTACAGCACCTGCTATGCAATCTAAGTTTAATTTGACTGATGCAGATATGGCGTGGATTACAGGTCAGGGTGGTGGCGTTTTCTATAACCCAACAGGCACACAGCAGACAGCACCTGCATCTTTGAACAATGTGTTAAGCATGATTTCTAAGTGATAAGACCATGAACTACGAACAACTGCTTGGGATTGTTGGTGGGAGTAATCCTAAAGATGCTTCTTATCAGGACATTATTTCTGGTATCCAAAGCCAATACGCACCACAGTTAGGGTTTTTACCTACACGTTCATTGCTAGATACTTTGGGTGAGCAGTTGCCAGAACAGCGTGGAATTGCTTATGGCTCGTTGCTACAGGCACAGCCAAGGGTTTTGCCTACACCCATGACACCAGTTTCAATTAAGAATCCAGATGCAGCAGCAAGCGTAGATTCTGGCGACATTAAGATTTCCAATGTAGATACAGGCAAGATTACTGGTAACACAGCAATTGACAATACGCTTGTTTATAACAATGACTTTACTAATACTTTGAGTGGAACTACAGGTGGTACGTCTGGTGTAAACACAGGATTGTTTGGAACTAATGTCACAGGAACAGATGTAGCCAATGTTGCAGGGACAATAGCACCGATAGCTGCTTTAGCGGGTAACTCAGACCTAGTTAAAACAGCTATTGCACTAAACCTAATTGGTTCTGCTGCTGATATTAAGACAGACCAAGATGTAATTAACTTGGGGTCAAAGATAGCAATGTTGGCAGCAGGGCCAGCAGGGAACGTGTTAGCAGCAGGGTTAGGTTTGGCTACCGATAACACACCAATGACAGTTAACTCTTTGCTTAACTTGTCTAACCCAACCTTGGGGCTTGTTAATAGTATTTCTAGCAATCTAACTGGTTACAGTCTAGGTGACATTGTTAATG